ACTTGTGTATGATGACTATGTGTTCTGATTTTATTATTGCTAATTCATCATTCTCATGGTGGGGTTCCTTCTTATCACGTAATCCTGATAAGAGAATTATTGCACCTAAAAAGTGGTTTGGCACTGGATATACCAAGAACCACAATACATCTGACCTTTACTGTGATAACTGGGAGTTATTATGAGAAAAAAAACTAAACAAGAAAAACTAAGAGAAGCAGAACCACCTCAATTAGGTAAAGATCTTGAGTTTGTAAAAGATGTAAGCAAGATGGAAATTCCTGATTGCACATATATGATTCCACTGAGAGTTGAAACGCCAGACAGATTGAGAAACATAATAACAGTATTATTATATTTCTTAAAAAATATAAAGGCACCCATTATAGTCAAGGAGTTTGATACAGAATCAATATATGAGGCGAGTGTTCTACCACAAATATCACAGGTCGCTACAGAAGAAGAACTGAGTCAAATCACACATGTATTTGAAAAGAGTGATGAGTTTGTTTTTCATAGAACTAGATTGATCAATGACATGATCATGATGGCAGACACATTAAATGTATGTAATTATGATTGCGATGTACTTCTACCCTTTCAAACTCATTATTATGCCAATACCTTTCTATTGAAGGGATATCGCCCACCAACTGAACCAAATAATAGTCCGCTACAACCAGTAAAAGTTGTTTACCCTTATGGTTATGGTCAGTTTCAACAACAAGTGTTTGCTGATGATCAAACTGTCAGTAATTTTATCAATAGTAATTTTAATTTTCATGCATTTGATGGTAAGTTGAGACCTTATGATGCAAAGTTTGGTTTCTGTCAGTTTTTTAATCGAGAAGAATATATTAGACTTGGAATGGAGAATGAAAATTTTATATCATATGGATATGAGGATGATGAAAGATATCATAGATTCAATATGTGTTCTGATGTTGTTAGAATAAATGATACTATCTTTCATTTAGAACACAAGAGAAGTCAGAACTCTTGGTTTACTAACCCTCACATAGAGGGTAATCGTAAAGAGTGGGAAAAATTAAAGTTCTATGGAAAAGAACAACTCGAAGATTATTATCAAAACATTGATTATATGAAGAGGCGATTTGGACAAGAACAAAAGTAAATATAAACTTGCAGGACTTCCTCATGTCTATTGGTTGAATTTAGATAGGTATATTGATAGACAAAAATACATGCTAAATCAATTAGAGTATTGGGGTATAGAAAATCACACAAGAGTTTCAGGTATTGATGGAAAGGAGGATGATCCGTCTTCATACTTGAAAGGAAGAGTGCCAGATAATATGAACTCTGGTGAGATAGGTTGTGTTCTTACTCATCTCAGTGCACTCAAACATTTTGTGGAAGAGACTGATCATGATGAAATTATGATTATGGAAGATGATGTTGATCTATCTACTGCAAAAAATTGGACATTTACATGGAAAGATGTAAGAAAAAAATTACCTATCAATTTTGACACTTGTCAATTTACTATTATAAATCCAAATGGTATTCAATTAAAAATACATCATAGATTTATTAATGATTTCTCTGCTGCATGTTATATTATTACTAGACATCATGCTACAAAAGTGCTAAGATGTCATCAACGTGGTAATTTCTGGAAGATAGATCAGAATATCAGACCACGAGCAGTATCAGAGGATTTGATATTGGATAGTGGTAAAGGTTATGCCTTACCTATATTCAACTATCGATTAGACATGGGTTCTGCTATTCACGAGGAACATATAGATATATTCCACAAGGATAGTAAACAGGGACTTGAAGAGTACTGGAAACAAAATGGTCAAGATATTTTACTTGATCAGATTATGGAATTAGATGAATACGTCGGACGTATTCCACCGTCTGCTTACACACAAGAATCAAAATGACTGATCAAACACCACCACAAACTAAACCAATGCCTCCATTTCTTAATGCAGAAAGAGAACATAGGATGGTTTTCAACGAAGGTATTGGAGTTCTGGAAAACTATGGAAGTAAAGAATGGTGTCAATTGTTAATTGATGCCTTTGAAATGTATAATAATCAAAGACTTCAAAAAAATATATTAGATGGATCTTTTTCACAACCTGCAAGTAATGAGGGTAAAAGTCAATTTAAAAATGGACAACTTGGAAGAAAGGATGAGCAACTGTTTCTTGAAGTAGCAGATTCAACATTAGCAGCACACACTAATGCGATTATAGGTAGTGCCTTTGAACTTTATGCACAGGAATATCAAGGAATTACAGATAGTTCTGATCCCGTATCATCGTGGACATGTAAATTACAGAAGACACAATCAGGAGGAGGGTATCATGTATGGCATTGTGAAGATGGTGCTTTCATATACAGAGATAGAGTATTAACTTGGATGATGTATTTGAATGATATTCCAGTAGAAAATGGTGGTGCAACTGATTTCTTACATCAAAATTGTTCCTTTCAACCAACTACGGGAACTATGGTTATGTGGCCTGCAACATATACTCATATGCATCGTGGATCATTTTTGACAGGTGATATACCGAAATATATTGCTACAGGTTGGTTTCTTAGAGAACCCGGAGATGTCACAAATAGAGTTATAGGGCAAGGTCTAGGTAATATTACATCTTTCCAGAAGTTAAATTCATGATAATATACACTACCAATATAAATGCTTATGATAATATTCCTGATCATTTTTATGATAAGGATGTTAAGTATGTAATGTTTTATGATAAACCCATAGAACAAAAAGGTCCGTGGGAATTTGTAGAATTAGATTGTAAATATGATGATCCAATACTAAATGCATATCATACAAGATGCATGTCTCATTTGTTTTTTGATGAACCACATGTATGGATTGATGGTTGTTATACAATGACGGAACAATTTGTAAAAAACTCAAAAGAATTTTTAGAAAGAAATGAGATAACACAGATGAATCACCCTGCGAAAAGAACTTTACTTGAGGAGGTGAGAAAAACATATCGTCTTGGATTCGTGCCAGAAGAAAGATTATATAGATGGTGTTGGAAAGTTGCTGCATCTGGATTCAAACCATCATACTTTGACCATACGATAAATTGTTGTATATGGAGACATAATACAAGTAGAGTAAGGCAATGGAATGAATATTATTGGGATTATCATTTTGTAGATGGAGAGTTTTGTCACCATATTGGGCAGGTTACAGCAGGGATAGCAGAGTATCTTGTTTTCGGTCGTGAAAGAATACCAAGAGTGTCTGTACAAGTTGATCTCTCACAATCAACTAGAGCAAAATCATATGAAGAGTCTTACAAACTAAATCAAAATACAAATGAGGAATATTTTATAAGTGATGTGTCAAAAGTATTAGGTACAACTTATCTCAATCCAAAGGAACCACCATGCAATTATACAGATGCTATAAATGATCAACTTATTATATTTACATGTATTACAAATGCATATGATGAGTTCCCAGAAGATAGTTTCTATGAAGAAGATGTAAGATATGTTTGTTTTCACGATGGCACCATCGACACAAGCATCGGTCCATGGGAGTACATTCAATTAGACTTAGATATAGAGGATCCAAGAGACTTTGCATATTATGTAAAGGCACACCCACAGGAATATTTTCCCAAAGATTCACACACTGTATGGATTGACGCTTGTTTCAAACTAACTAAAGAATTTATAGAGAACAGCAGAAAATCTTTCCCATTTTCTGTACTCAGACATGGGGGAAAGTTTACATATATTGATGAGGTATTAGAGGGTTATACATGTGCTTTCTTTGGTGAATCAGATGTAATTAATTTGTCAAATGAATTAAAAGAAAGTAAATATAATTTCAAAAAATATTCAAGTCCTCAGTGCACGATCTTGTGGAGAAAATTGACAGATGATGTAATAAAATTTAATGAGGAATGGTATAAATGGGGTAGTAAAGGATACAATCGTGATAATATTCCGTTTGATGCAGCGATGCAACTTACAGGAATTACACCACAATTTTATGATAATAGAAATGAATCTGGAATAGCACTGGGATATGCTAATAAAATTGGGAGAAAAGGAAAACATCCACAACATGGAAACAAGAAACAATATCTTAATCAAGAGCAATTTTTGAAGAGAATTGGTTCCATCACTGGATTACATTCAAAGTTTTATGCTAGATATAAAGAACACTCTTTTTATATGAGAGTTTATAATATTATATAATATGAAATTTCTAACTCTCAAGTTCGGTGATAGATATTCTGCCGACTATGTAAACAAACTTTATAAAGGAC